ATGAAACCAAGTGAAATGCTAAAAGAAGTAAAAACCTTGCTCGGAATGGAAATCAAACTAGAGCAAATGAAATTGGATAACGGTACTGTTTTAGAAGCAGAAGCGTTTGAAGCTGGGAACGAAGTTTTTATCGTTACAGAAGATGAAAAAGTAGCTTTGCCGATTGGTGAGTACACACTAGAGGATGGTCGTGAACTTGTTATTGAGGAAGAAGGCATCATTAAGGAAGTTAAATCTATGGAAGAAGAAGTAGAGGAAGCACCCGAAGTTGAGGTCGAAGTTGAAGCTGCTGACGAGCCTGTTGCTGAATATGCAACCAAAGAGGAACTAGCTGAAGTCAAGTCTATGATTGAAGAAATCAAAGCTATGTTAGAGCCTAAAGAAGAAATGAGTGAAGTTAGTCAAACTGAACTTTCTGAAATCCCTGTTGAAGTTGCAGAAGAATTGTCTGCTCCAGCAGTTGAACCTATTAACACAAGTGCAGAAGTTGAAACTGAAAACAAAGGTTTCAAATTAGGTGCTAAAAGAAATTTCTCAACCATTGACAGAGTTTTTTCAAGATTAAACAAATAAAAAAATAAATTTTTAAATTATGCCACAACCAACAATTACTACTACTTACGCTGGCGAATTTGCGGGTAAGTACATCGCTGCCGCTTTATTGAGTGGTAACACTTTGGCTGCTGAAGCCATTACAGTAAAACCAAACGTAAAATTCAAAGAAGTTATCAAGAAAGTTGATACTGCTGGAATTATTGCCGATGGTACTTGTGACTTTACCTCTGCTGGTACAGTTGCTTTGACTGAAAGAATCCTACAAGTAAAAGAACTTCAAGTGAACCTTGAATTGTGCAAAACTCCATTCGAATCAGATTGGGAGGCTGCTGCTATGGGATATTCTTCTTTTGATGAATTGCCGAAAAACTTTAGCGATTTCTTTATTGCTCAATTGTCTGCTCAAGTAGCTGACGCTAACGAAACTGCTCTTTGGTCAGGTTCTGCTGGTGCTGGTAGCTACGATGGTCTTTTGGCTCAATTGGTTGCTGCTTCTGCGCCTTCAGTTGGTGCTATCGCTATCACTTCTGGCAACGTAATCGAAGAAATGGGCAAGGTCGTTGACGCTTTGAACGCTAATGTTTACGGTAAACCAGACTTGACTCTTTACGTTTCTCAAAATGTTGCTCGTGCTTATGTTCGTGCTTTAGGCGGATTCGTTGCTACTATCGGTGCTAACGGTGTTGACAACAAAGGAACTACTTGGTACAACGGAGGTCAATTGTCTTTCGATGGTATCAATATCTTCGTTGCTAGCGGTCTTGCTGACAACAGAATGGTATTGGCTGAAAAATCAAACTTGTTCTTTGGAACTTCTTTGCTTTCTGACCACCAAACTGTACAGTTGTTAGATATGGCTAACATCGACGGAAGCAAAAATGTCCGTTTCGTTATGCGCTATTCTGCTGGAACACAAGTTGGCATCGCTGCTGATACTGTTGTTTACACAGCTTAATTAAACACTAATCAATTTTAAAAGGGGTGGGTAAGCCGAAACGCTCACCTACCCTTTTTTAATAACTAAAAAAATATAAATCTATGGCTTGTTCTTTAACAACTGGGCGTAAAGTACCTTGCAAATCGGCAGTAGGTGGTATTAAGACCATCTATTTCGCTGACTACGGAACTTTGGGTACAGCTACAATAGTTTCAGGAGAAATTACAGCGTTGGCTGGAACTCCTGATTGGTATCAATTTGACGTAAAAGGAAGTTCGTCACTTGAAACCGCAATTAACTCGTCTCGTGAAAACGGAACGACTTTCTACGAATCAACCTTGACAATGGCTTTGACTTTCCAAGATAAAGCTACACAAGAAGAATTGAAACTAATCACTCACGCTAGACCACACGTTGCTGTTGAGGATTACAACGGTAATTTCTTTTTAGTTGGTTTGGAACACGGTGCAGAGGTTACTGGTGGCTCAATTGCGACTGGTGCTGCTATGGGAGACCTTAGTGGTTACAATTTAACGGTGGTTGGACAAGAGGTTGCTCCACCTTATTTCGTTACTGCTTCGGTTATTACTGATGATGCTTCGGCTACTCAAATTGACCCGACTGCGTAATTACATTG